GAGTTGCGGCTAGTCAGTTGATGGAGGGAAAGGAAGTCGACGTTAGCCCAGTGTATAATGGCGACCCAGAGGTTGGGCCTGCAAATAGGGCTGAACTTGCCGCGTCTGACGCAAGAGCTTGGGAAAAACTTAACAACCCAATACGCAAAAAAAAGCGGGTAAAAAAAATTGAACGCTACCCAGAGTCTGTCCGAAGAGCTTTTGTTGTTGATAAGAACGGCAACACCAAAAAGCCTACGACTATAACTCAATTTGTTATTAGCCAAGGAAAAATTGACCCGACATTTCGCGGCACTGGTGAGGTTGGCGACCTTAACGAAAGATTAAACTCCTCTTCGTTTAGGGTTAAGAAGATAGGCTCTGGAATTTCTCTTGAGCAAATGACTTTGAGGGCGCAAGAGCAAGGCTATTTTGGCTCTGAACATGCGAACTTTGAGTTCGGGCAGCTGTCCGCTTACAGACTTATTAGTGCGCTCGAAGATGACGCATCTGGTCGCAACGTGTTTAGCTCTTTAGACCCTGACGNTGCTGAATATGAAGCGGCATTGCGGTATGTAGATGAGCTTGAAGAGTTTGGCATTGACCCGTTAGACATGACGCAAGACGAGCTTGATGCAGAACTGCAACTTCGGCAGTCTGCTTTAGATGACTATGAACTAGCTTATGCTGAAAAAGTACGGGAGTCAGGCCTTACGGATGAAGAGGCGGAGGCTTTAGTTGAGCGTGTTGAGGCTGACCCTGATGACCCTTCAACCTACATGGAGCTGCCTTCAGAGGAAGAAAGTTTTGAGGCGTTTGATGAGCTGCGTTCTGGGGCTCTTTTTGAGGCTGACAGAAAAAGATTTGAGTCTTCGGGTTCTGAACTAAATGCTCTTGATGATGATATTGCAAAGCTCGACCAGCAAAGGTTAGCGTTGCAAGCGAACAACGCCTTGTCGCCCGATGACATTGCTATGCTTGCTGAATACGATGCCATAATTTCTCAGTATAATGAAATTGACGATATTGTGAATGCTGGCGCTATGTGTGTAATAAGGGGTTAATATGTCAAAGTGCACGGATTTGGTTATTAGGCTGGCTTCTGAGCGCGGTTTAAGCTTGCCAAAAGATGATTTGCGTCTAATCGTTACGGATGTCGAGAAGCAGGTTGCCGGCAAAACCATTCTATCAGAATCGCAATATAATGAAGCAATATCTTTGGCTGTAGAGAACCTTAGCCAAAAGAAAATTGCCTTGCGGCAGATGAAGTTGGAGGCTCTTTTAAGAGTCCTTAAGACAAACGAATTAAAAAACAGAATAGAAAAGTATGACGGCGAAGATATTGATGGCCTTCTAACCTTTCTGCGCGGCGAGTCTAAGTTAAGAGTTGGCTCAAGGGACTCACTTGCGGCTAAAACTCAAGCGGCGCAAAATCAGTTTATCTCTGAGCTTGAAATTTCTTTGAACGAGAAAGGCAAAACTTTAAGGGCAGCTTTGGAGTCTGGCAAGTTTGATAAGGAGATATACCAATACGCATACGACTTAGCTGGCGGCAAAAAGCCAAGCGACATTGATGTGTCTCCCGAAGCGAAGCTAATNCATGAGGCTATATTTAACTCCTCCAACGGTATAAGAGAGCGTATCAATCGCTCCGGTGGGTTTATTGGATTTCGTGATGACCGCATTGTGACTCAATCGCATGACATGAAGAAGATAAAGGATGCCGGATTTGAGCAGTGGAGAAACGACTTTGAGAGCCTCATAGACAAGCAAAGAACTTTTGCAAACCTTACCAATCAGCAAGAGCGGGATAAATATCTGTTAGAGCTATACAACAGGTTTATTACTGGNAAGCATTACTTAGCTGATGATGGCCGCACTGAGGTGTCATTTAGGCCAACGGCAACAAACCTGGCAAAAAAAATTAGCCAAAAAAGGCAGATTCACTTCAAGGACGGCAAGGCTGCTTTTGAATATGCGACTAAATATTCTGACGGCAAGATATGGGATAAACTCATTGGAGACATCACCAAAAGCTCAAGGTCGGTAACTCTTCTTGAAAACCTAGGGCCGAACCCAAAGGCTGCGCTTGATAATGTTATTGAGTCGATTGAAAAGGACGCTTTAGCTAAGGGTGCGTCTGTCCCTAACGTTAAGATAAAACAGGTGCAAGCTGAGTTTGAGTATCTTAATGGGCTGCATGACATCCCATCAAATGTAACTTTAGCTGAAGTAGGCCATACTTTTAGGGCGCTTGAATCGTTGTCAAAACTGGGAGGCGCTGTATTGGCGGCTGGGCCGGACCTTGTTTTTAAGGCAGCGACTCTTAATAGACGTACTGATATGGGGTTTTTTGGGTCGACAGTTAAAGCAATGACGGATGTTGTAGGCGGTGTTCCTAAAGCTGATAGGGAGCACATATCAAATATGTTTGGCATCTACGCTGAAGTTGTAACTGGGAAAGTGTTTTCTAGGTTTGGGGCGACTGACGGAATGCCTGGGCGTATGTCACAACTCCAACAGAAGTTTTTTCAGTGGAACTTCTTGCAAGGGTGGACTATGAGCCACAAAAAGGGCATTGTCGCAGCACATTCACATGACCTTGCTCGATATAGAAACACTGACTTTGACGCATTACCGCCAAACACAAAGCGGAACCTTGAGCTATACAATGTATCGGCTGATGAATGGAATATTTTGCGGAATGGCGAAACCTTAAACCCAGAAACTGGCAATCACTTTATTACGCCAGAAACCATAAACAGCCTAAGTGATGATGTTATTGACCCTGTTATCCAGCGACTACAAGGCACAACAGATATTACAGACAACATGAGGATGCAATTCAAGGACACTGTACGCACGAAGTTTTTAACAATGGCTACGGATATTGCTGACGAAGGTGTTGTAACGCCAGGTCAAAGAGAACGCGTTTTAATGACGCTTGGCACTCAAAAGGGCACTGTTCTTGGTGAGTTTATGCGTTTTGTTGGGCAGTTTAAGGCATTTCCAGTGACAGTGATTACAAAACAGATGATGCCGCAGTACTATTCTGCGGGTGGCGGAGTAAGGGGCGTCGCGTCTCTAATCCCAATCATTATTGCTACAACAGCGCTGGGTTATGTCTCTGGGGCGGCTAAAGATTTGGCCAAAGGCCGCCAGCCTAGGGACCCTAAAGACTCTAAGACTTGGGCAGATGCACTGGTTCGTGGCGGTGGGTTAGGGCTGTTTGGTGACTTTATGTTTAATGAATACAGCCGATATGGCCGCTCATTCCAAGAGTCTTTACTGGGCCCAGGCATTGGTACGTTTTCCGATGCCGTTGCTTTGGCTCATAAGACAGCAATGTTAAAAGCAGACGCGGGTGATTACTTTTCGTTTATGAAAAACATCACACCAGGCCAAAACCTGTTTTACACAGAAGCTGCGTTTAATTACTTATTTTTCTACGGTTTAATGGAGATGAATGACCCAGGTTATATTAGCCGGATAGAAAAGCGCAGAAGAAATGACTTTGAACAAGAATTTTGGCTAGACCCAACGGAGTCTGCCGTTCGTTTTTGATGCCTTTATAACAGAGGCAAAATCGGGTATAAGTGTTACAGGAGTAAAAAATGACCGTAAGCAGCACAACCACAAAAAATAGTTATTCCGGCAACGGCAGCACCACCGTGTTTGCTTACGGCTTCAAGGTGTTTGACGAGGATGACCTGACGGTTATTCTTAGGGCTGACGCAACCGGCACAGAAACGGTGCAGTCGATTACGACAAACTACACTGTGTCTGGCGTGGGTAATGCTGGCGGAGGTAACGTAACATTTGTGACTGCCCCCGCTACTGGCGTTACTGTGCTGGTTCGCCGCGCATCACCGCTAACGCAAACAACAGATTATACTCCCAACGACCCATTCCCAGCGGCATCTCACGAAGACGCGCTAGATAACCTAACCTTCATTGCGCAACAGCAACAAGAAGAGTTAGACCGCGCCATCAAGCTGTCCCGAACAAACACTATGACATCAACAGAGTTTACTGTTGGAGACACCGCGCGCGCGAACAAAATCCTTGGCTTTGATGGCTCTGGGGAGCTGTCAGTCACCCAGGAGCTAGGTGTGTTTCGTGGCGATTGGTCAGCCAGCACTGCGTTTGCCGTTCGTGACTTGATTAAAGACACGACCAACAACAATATTTACATCTGTCAGACAGCCCATACATCATCTGGCTCTTTGCCTCTAAGCACCAACGCCGATATCGGTAAGTGGGAGCTCATTGTTGACGCGGCATCTGCGACAACATCTGCCAGCGCAGCGGCGGCATCAGCTACAGCCGCGGCTTCTTCTGCGACAGATGCGGAGACAGCACAGACCGCAGCCGAGACAGCGCAAGCTGCGGCAGAAACCGCAGAGACAAATGCGGAAACCGCTGAGACAAATGCAGAGACAGCACAGACAGCCGCTGAAACTGCACAGACTGCGGCTGAGACTGCACAGACAGCGGCAGAAACCGCAGAGACAAATGCAGAGACATCCGAGACAAATGCGGCGGCAAGCGAAACAGCGGCGGCATCGTCTGCGTCTTCGGCGTCAACCAGTGCCGCAACAGCAACCACACAAGCTGGCATAGCCACGACAAAGGCTGGCGAGGCTTCAACATCTGCCACAAATGCGGCGACTAGCGAAACTAACGCGGCAACATCAGAAACAAATGCATCGACATCTGCGTCTAATGCGGCAACGTCAGAGACAAATGCGGAGACAGCAAAGACTGCGGCTGAGGCCGCGCGTGATGCCATTCAACAGTTTTACCTTGGGGCACAGTCTTCAAACCCGACAGTGGATGGAAATGGCGACCCAGTAACCGCTGGCGATTGGTACTTCAACACTGGCGACAACACTACTCGCATTTATAACGGTTCAGCTTGGCAAATCACGGCGATTGCGGCGGGTGATTTTCTCACAGTTTCAAACAACTTGTCAGACATTGCCAGCGCATCAACAGCCAGAACAAACCTTGGGCTTGAAATAGGCTCAGACGTAATGGCTTACGATGCAACGATGTTGGTTGATGCTGACATTGGCAGTACCGTTCAAGGGTACGATGCTGACACTGCAAAGCTAGATGTCGCGCAGTCATTTACTGCGGCACAGCGGGGGTCAACACAAGTTGCCGGCAGTATCACTGGTAGTACAACCCTAGACTTTGGCACATACCAAAACTTTGTACTTACTTTGACAGGTTCAATTACTTTAGCCAACCCGACTACTGAGGTTGTTGGGCAGTCTGGTTTTATTACATTCATCCAGACAGGTGGCTACACAGTATCTCTTGGAACAGACTACGAGACTGCTGGTGGTGCTGGCGTTACACTTTCTGCAAGCGGCACAGATATCGTGCCTTATGTAATAGCGGCATCGGGCCGTATTCTTCTCGGTACACCGCAACTAGCATTCGCATAAGGGGAAGCTATGTCAGGCCCACTAGGTTCAAGTCAATGGATGTACAACGCTGGCGGTGACTTCTATCCGAC